CGAAACCTGAAACCCCTGCTCGGACTGAGCCCGCAGTTTTTTCTTGTCTATGGTCATGCCAGTCTCTCCGCTGCTTCCGCGCATGCTTGAACAGTCGGCGTTCAGACGCTTGTTCTCGGCGATCAGGGTCTTGACCACCTGCGGGGTGCATACGTCGTTGAATTCCCTTTCCTGCCTGGCGCGAGACAGTGTGCCGATGGCGTCAATGGCCGCCTGTGCGCGACGCTCCAATTCGCTGTAGTCGCTCATCAAAAACGCTCCTTGTTGCCGTATCGGCTGGACAGTGGGGTTACCTTGGCGGGTGCAGCTTCGGTGGGTTCTGGCTTCCAACCGGCGGCGAGGTTTTCGAACCGGTTGTACTGGCCCAGGAAGGCAGATCGGACAGTGCCGGTCTCAACGTCACGACCCTTGCCGACGATGATTTCCGCGATGCCTTTGGCGTCGGTGTTTTCGTTGTAAACCTCGTCGCGGTACACGAAAAGGATTACGTCCGCGTCCTGCTCAATCGCGCCAGATTCCCGAAGATCGGAGGGGATCGGCCGCTTATTTGGGCGTTCTTCACACTTGCGTGAAAGCTGGCTGAGCAACACGACAGGGATTTGCAGCTCGCGGGCAAGCAGCTTGCAGCCACGGCTGATGCTGCTGATTTGCTCGGTACGATTACCCCCTTCGCCGTCCATGAGTTGCAGGTAATCGACGACGAGCAGGTCCAGGCCGTAGCGCATTTTGTGGCGGCGAGCCAGGGAACGGATGCGCCCAACGGTTGCGCCCGATCGGTCAGCGAAAAAGAGGTTGGCATTGCGCACTGAGCTGGCAGCGGCCATTTGCTCAGGCCCGTGGGTCTGGCAGGCCGTGCCGTTCTTGAGTAGCGCGAGCGGTATGCGACCCTCGGATGCAATGACACGATCAAGCAACTGGCCCTTGCTCATTTCCAGGCTGACGACAAGGCACGCTTTTTTGGCGTGAATCGCATTGTGGGCAGCGAACCCCATGGCCAGGGTGGTCTTGCCCATGGCAGGACGTCCGGCAACGATGATCAATTGCTCAGGCAGCAAACCGCCCAGTTTTTCGTCAAGCTCTTTAAGGCCCGTAGAAAGCCCCATGAGCGTTTCGCCGGTCGCATGGCGGTCATGCCTTTCCTGCCATACCTCAACCTGCTCTATCAGCACGTCAGAGGCCTTCACGACCTCATCCGCGTTGATGCCGCTGTCAATTGCGAGCGCAGCGGCTTGAATGGCGGATATTTTCGACTGTGTGTCCTGATCTCCCTGGGATATATCCATGGCCTGGCTGCCGAGTTCGTACAACGCTCGGTCGATGGCACGCTCACGCACGATCTGCGCATAGGTGCCGGAGTTGGCAACACTCGGCGTGTTACGCACGATCTCGGCGCAGTAGGCAAACGCCGGGGTGCCGGTTGAGCCCAGTTCCCCGATGTGGTTGCCCACCGTCAGGAAGTCCACAGCCTGGCCCGTGGAGCGAAGCGCCATGATTGCGCGATACACGTCCGCGTTCTCAGGGAAGTAGAACGACTCGGCCGTCAGGTCATCGCTCAGGGTGTCGATCAGTTCGGGGCGCTGCATCATCGCACCCAGCAAGCCGTGTTCGGCTTCTATGCTGTAGGGTTCACGCATGGTAATTCCCCTCGACGACCTTGACGAAGTTGCGGGGGGCGATGAGCCAATCGAACGAGGCGCGGAACGGTTTGGTGCCGAAACGGCCTTCCACCTTGCCCATCAGGAAGTTCGAGGCTTTCACGGATTGGAAGTACTCACGCCAGAACGCCAGGTCGCGATGAGCTTCGTGCTCACGCCACCGGCCTTGCAGGTGCTGCTGGCGGGTTTTGTTGATCAAGGTTACGGCAGGCAGCTCAGGAAGGATTTCGTGATACAGGTCGACGATGGCCCGGTGTGGGCATGCGTCGGTTTTCACCTTCGAGATTTTCTCCGGCGCCGCTTCCGGTTGACGCTCGGCGTCGACGACTACCTCGTCAGAGGTAGTAGTTGTATTTGTGTCTTTATTGTGTGGTGGAAACGCCACTAAGGACGTGGTGGAAACGCCACACTGTGGCTCTTTTTTGGCTGTGTTTTTCCGGTTGTTTTTTGCGTCGATTCGCCACTCACGAACGGGGGAAATACCGATCGGCGCCTTGCTCCCACCGTCGCGGTAGATGACCCGCTGACGCAGTAACTCGCCGATGATGCGGGAAACGTCCTCACGGTGGATGTTCGCCATCTCAGCGATGTAGGAGGCAGCAATACGGGCACTGTCGAGGTTGTACCCAGCTGTTTGCCGGTGAATGGCCAAGGCAACACGAAGCTCACGCCCAGAGAGGTCGGCCCGGATCAGGGCCTCATAAAGATCGTTGTCCATCCGGGTAAACCCCCCGGGGCTTTTTGCGCTTAGTTGAATGACATTGCTCATGGGCGGACGCCTTTAGACGAAGCCAGGAATGCCTGCAACTGATCAAGGCATTCGCGCACGAGCTTATTTTTGGATGGCTTGGAGTACTGGAAGCGGATCTGCTTCGCGGCATTCATCGCCGATGTCAGGTGTGGAAAAGACGGCGACACGTTTTCAGATCCGGCGAAACGTGTCGCGACATTGGCCGGGGTATTGATCGTTTGGATTGATTGGTGCATGATTTGCTCCACAAGCGTTTTAAGAGAGCCGGGCTGCAATCCCGGCTTTTTTGTGCCCGCTGATTGGGTGAGGGCCTCTTGCCTACCCCGAAGAGTCCCTCTCAGAGGGGCTAATTCGGGGCACCAATTCCAATACCCTCGCCCTTCTCCTTCCAACTTCCGAAAGCGCGCCGCAGGCGATGGCGGTTTCGGTCATTTCGTTGATCGCACGGCTGAAGCTCCAGCCGTTTACGCGCATCAACTCCTCTACCTTCTGTCGCGTCTTGGGCGGCAGCTTTTCAAGTTCAATGCTCATTCGGGCCTCCAAAAGGCCTCTAGCCCGCGATATCTTCTTGTTTGTCCTGCATGAGTTCCTCGATCACGCCATTGGCCACTGCCCACTCGATGATTTCGTAGAGGTAGGTGGCGTGCTGCATACGGGTTTTGGTCGCGGCCTTACGCAGAATCCGATCAAGCACTGGTTCGAATCGAACCTTCACCGGGATGGCGCGCTTTTGATTGGGGTCCATGTACATGCTTCGATGCTCCTGGCTATTGAAGAGAAAACTGGTGATTTGGGCGTCGGCAGATCTACGCAGCTTGGGATTTCTGCTCAGCTTTCAGCGCACCCAGGGTGATTCGCTCGATCTGGTACTGGCGCAGCTCAGGCACGTCGTCCCACTGGCGGACGGCCTCGTAGGTGACGCGCAGTGCTTTTGCCAGCGCCGAGACGGAGCCGAAATGCTTGATTGCTTGTGATTTGGTCATGCCGACCTCCTTTTGCTTATTCATATTCAAGCATGCTTGTGTTTGCAAGGCAAGCATGCTTGACAAGCTCTCTTGTAGATTGCTCGCATGAAAATTACTGATCGAATTACAAAGCTCGTCCTTGCGCGAAAGCCCGACGTAGGCGCACGCGGGTTCAAGCGCGACATAGCGACCACTTGCGGGGTCAGTTACGAAGCTGTGCGCCAGTGGTTTGCTGGTGACACCGGGAACATCAAGAACGACAACCTGAGCGCCATCGCCGAAGGCTATGACACAACGGTTGACTGGCTGCTATCCGGCAAAGGCGAGCCCCCTCGCCGATCAATTGCCGGCAAGACTTCAGTCGAGCCGACCAAGTCGGCAGCGGATCTCGTTCAGCAGATGCTCGCCAAGCACGGCAAGAATCTTTCGGATGACGCCCGGCAGAAGATCGCCGAAGCGGTTGAGGAAACTGCAATAGAGGTGAAGTCAGGCAACGTTATCCCGGCTGACTTCTCGGGCCTGCGCGCTCGCCCAGATGAAGTGCTGATTCCCCAGTACGACATTCGGGCGGCGATGGGGCACGGCCAGGTGCCGCCGGACTACAACGAAACGATCCGTAATCTGATCGTGCGAGAGGATGTTCTCCGCGAGAAGGGCGTGACCTACACCGCGCGCAATGCCTTGGCTGTTATCACTGGCTGGGGCCAGAGCATGGAAGGCACGATTAACGACAAAGATCCGGTGATCGTGGATCGTGGCATCAACGAGTTTGTTGGTGACGGCATATATGTCATCACCTGGCATGGACTGCTGTACATCAAGCGTCTGCAGATGTGCGATGAGGATCACTTCTGGCTAATCTCGGATAATGAGAAGCACAAAGACCAGCAGGCCCGGATCGAAGACGTGACTGTTCACGCAAAGGTGCTGCTGATCTGGAACGCCAGAAAAGCCTGATGCATGCTTCTCATAAAAAGCCCGCCGGTCGCGGGCTTTTTTTTGCCCGTTAGAAAGGTGGCGGCGGCTCCGCCAGCTCCATGTCATCCGCCTCAACTGCACGATCCTCATCGCTAGCGGCCTCCCATTCCAGAGTGATCGACTCATCTTCGTCGTTGATGGTCATGTCGATGCCGTCGGTGTCAGACAGGATCGTCAGCAGCTCATCCCACTCCCTCTGCCCGTCAGTATCCAGGCGGTGGATCGTCACTGAGCGTTCTAGCTGCGCTATCGGGTGATTGATCATCGATGAGACGCGCAGACTCAGGCGTTCCATCCCCGACATCGGCTTCTGTCCAGCTTCCGGTTTCTTCCCCTGCTTCGCCATCAAAACACCCTCCCATCAAATACTGTCCATCCATACAGTACGAAAAATAAACACAAGCGTGCTTGCATTCAAATCACAAGCATGCTTTTATTAATGCAAGCCGACTTGCATTAGAAACACAAGCAGAGTTGGTCAGGGCCTCAAGAGACCCGCCGCTCTTTAACAACCCAAACCATTCGCGGATCGATCCCCGGAAACGGGCAGCCCTTGAGGCATCGCTGGAAACGGCGAACAACGCGAACCATAAATTTCGATCCCCATGTCAGCTCTGGAACTGAACCACGCCCGGCTCTGGTTACCGGACCAGGTCGACCTGCTGATGCATCTGGATTCAGCAATAACCGATCTGCGCTGTGATCACTCCCTGCCGGAGCCAAGATGAGGCGCTTTACCGGCACAGTGCGAAGCAGTGACTTAAATGCGCCTTCCGGGATGGCGAGTAATCCCGTACCGACAGCCAGATGATTCAAGCCAGTGACGGCCGCCAGCAGCGGGTCACGGCGAACAGATTTCCTCGATGCCCTTCTCACGAGGGGTATCAGGGAAATCAAACCGGAGAAGGAAAATGAAAGAAGAACAGATTGAGAGGATTCGGAAGATCGTTCTCGAGCTGGCCGAAAAAAGCGGCACCAGTTTTGATGCCGCTTTTGAGTCAGCCATTGGCGTGATGAGGTATCACGCTATTGATGTTGTGCCCTGGGGCAAAGAAATCCGAGCCTGCGGTTCGCCTCAAGCCGGTTCTAGCCAGCCTGACCAGGTTAAGGATTGAGAAACAATAACAAGCGGGTCACTTGGTAGCGAGAATGGATTTGCTACCTCAATTACACGCTTGGCTAGCGCCTGAGCATCAAGCTGGCTTGCACCATAGTACGTGCCCGTAGGCAATTTGCTGATAGCGCTATTGCCCTGAATAGTTCTTTGACCTTGGCGACAGGGTCATCTGGAAAATCGGACGGAGATAGCTCATGAAAGTTGAAACATATGCGGCAGTTGATCCTGTTACGAAGCGCTGCCGGGCGATTGGAGAAGCTGATGTCGAGCTGATCATGGAGTCCTTCAACGAAGGCTGGATCATTGTCCCAGTAACCGTTGAGACGGCTCGCCAGATCTGGGGCAAAGAGCCAATCGATGTGTTTGAGATTGCTCAGAAAGCTTGATTGAAACACCCACAGATTTACTGATGCCGCTTCTATGAGGCGGCATTGGAAATCAACGGGAGTCACAAAATGCTCAACATCAATGAAGACGATCTGAAAACCGCAATCGTAGCCAAGGTATCCGATGAACTGCTGCGCGACGGCGACGACCTTTCCGGCATGGTCGCTGCGGAACTTAAGAAGCGCATCGACAAAATCTTCAACGAGCGAGTAACAGCGCAAATTGAGGCAGCTATCAACGAAACCATCAACGGTTCGTTTGAGCGCGAATATCGCCGGGTAAACACCTGGGGCGAGCCAGAAGGTCCGGCCACGACCATTCGCAAAGAGCTGGAAAAGACCGTGAACGCTTACTGGTCAGCCAAGGTTGAGCCGCGCACAGGGAAAGTCGCAACGAGCGACTACAACACAGTCACCCGAGCCGAATACATCATGACTCAGGTCTGCGCCGAAGACTTCACGAAGGAAATGACCCAGAGCGTGCGCAACATATCGGGTGCCCTGAAAGACGGTCTTCGAATCCAATTGGCCAAACAGATGGACACCATGCTGGATGGCCTCTTTCACATCAAAAGCCTGCAAGACCAAGGCAAGGTTGAAAAGCCGTACTGACCTTCACTGATGCCCATCCAGAGCGGTGGGCATTGGGAAAACAACCCGGAGCATGACCATGAACAAAGTCATCCACATCACTCTGCGCGGCGAACTTCAGGTATTTGCCGATAAGAGCCTGGCCGCCTGTATCAGCGAGGCAAACAGGCTCAACGCTGAGCGTGGATTCACCAGTGGCGTGCGCGTTGTTGAGTGCGAAGACGGACATCGAATGACGGCCGCCGATTGCAAGTCTTACTTAGATATTCCCGTCTAGGGAGTAGATAAGCGGGGCGGTGATCGTAATTGGGCCGTCTTTCATTAAGTCGGCTGGTGGTTTTGGCAGTGGCTGGGCGCGACGGATTAACTCTAGAGTGGCCGCGTCCAAGTCCACATTTCCTGAACTTTGTACCAGCTCATAAGAAACGACATTTCCGTCGCCATCTATCGTAAAGCGCAGTTGGTTTGTCCCTTCAATCCCGGCCAATTGCGAGGCGATCGGGTAATTCTTGAATTTATTCAAATGCGCCACGAGCCCGGCGCTCAGTGTCTTTTCTTGTTCGGCAGTGGAGGAGCAACCAGAGATTACGCCGAGAAAAACAAAGGCAAAAATAGTGGTTAGAAAAAATCTGAACATTCAAAGTCTCGCTATTTGGCGGTGCGATTCTCGCACATGGCTGTTTTTAGCCTATCAGCTCACTCAACTGTCCAGCAATAAAAGCGCCGCTTCAACGAAGTTGGATGACCTGTCCTCCCTTCCCCGCCTCTATTACGTCAGCACTCCTCCCCCGCGCCCATCGGCAACCAGCGGGAGGAATGAGTGTTGACGAATACAGGTGAACAACCCGCCACTTTGGAGGTGACCATGCACAACAGCATCCAATCACGCC